GTGGAAGACCGTAGGAGATGCCATCAAGCTTCCTAAGGAAGAGCACTCAGCGCTGCCCAACCACCTGTGCGATGCTTTCCTCTATGCTTGGCGCTTGGGGTATCACTATCAGTCTGCTCCTGCAGATAAGAAGATCGTTGTAGGATCTAGAGAGTGGTATGCTCAGAGTGCTGACAAGATTTGGGAGCGTGAGCGTGATATGATAGAGAGACAAGCTCGCGGTAATGATAATAGCGAGTGGGCGAGCGAAGACTTTGGAGGATGGAATGACCAGTAAGAAGAAGAAAACACTGCAAGCTAAGGCACATATATCTCGCATACTAGTGAAGATGGACATCTGTGAGTACAGAGAAACCTATGGGTACCCGGTATATGCAACTCCACTAAACTCTAATAATATCAATGCACTGTTACTAGAATTGTACGCCGACATCGACATAGGTGATCTTACCTATCTTGACAACCCTCTTCTAGCTCTAATTCCTAAAGAGAATGAGGCAAGCTACCCTACGTTCAATCTACCCATCACTCTATCGAGATCTAAATGAAATTTCTTTATAGCATATACCGTCTAATCAGGATGTACTTCATAGAGAGAAGATGGAGGAAGACCGTAGACTCTACGTGGAAGCTATCTATATGCCTATGCAAGCTGTCTATCATAGAAGAAGATGATATAGGGCCTCTCCTATATCATCTTCAACTTCATGTACAACACTGAATATAGGATAGAAGAGTGAGCATGTCTGTCCAGATGTCTAGAGACTATGTTGCTGCTGCTATACGTGCCCAGAACGAGCGCATGCTTATGCGTAAGGCTTTAGCTTTCTTGTTAAAGATCTCTATCATAGAAGGAGATGAACACTGTATGCTGTTTGATAGATTGCTACCAAATGATAACCCCTTTGTTAAACTAATGACAAGCAGCAGCTTTAATTACGATGGTGGTCGTCGATGAGATCTAAATCAATACTAGAGGTTGATAACGATGTCTACGCCTACCAGGTGATGATATGGATATTCATCAAGTGCGACCTGATAGAGCGCGAAGACTGGTATGCTATATGGGATGAGAAACTTGAGTCTGACTACAGGAACCATCGTAGACTCGCATCTACCTAATACACCATCCTATACCTGAATAGTGTGTGCCACATACCTGCAATCGACGCTTAAAAGGACATAAATGTCTAACATCTTGATATTAAACCAACCTTTTGTAAACGTTGGTCTTCCCACTATGACCTATACTATTCCAACTACCGGTTTATACTCGGTCTTAGTCCAGTTGACAGAGGTTCCTGTCTCTACACTGTCAGTGGTCGTCAACCAGAACGGCAGCCCCATATTCACAGCACCAACAATCACTCCAACCCAGATAGCTCAGCAGTTTAAGATACCAGTAGTAGGAACAGCAACAGACACCATCTCCGTTGTGGTTTCCTCATCTGCAGCTACCGATAAGCAGCTTAACTCGGTGAAGACAACTATCACCATCCAACAAGGAACCTAACATGACGCTACCTTTCATGAAACGTAAAGAGGGAAGCGCATCTGCCCCTGCAGAACCTATCATGCGTGAGCACGATGAAGAGTTCGACATGCTAGATGCCATCGCAGAAGATCTCATCATGGCAGTAGAGCGTAAGGATAAGCGCATGCTTAAGGAAGCTCTAGAAGCTCTTGTGATGCACATCCAAGAAGAAGACGAAGAGCAAGACATCGAAGACACTAAACAGATGAAAACAGGAGCTTAACATATGTCAGCATCAGACGGAACCTACCAAACATTGGTATTCGACGGTTTAGGAACAGCCTCTTATACAGTAGGTACAGCAGGAACATACTCTGTTCGCTCTAAAAGCTCTATTCCTACGCTTACAGCAGGTGGACTTGCATCTGGACTTGTATCTACGATCAAGCTCAATAGTTCTACGGTTCTTACTAGCGCAACAGGAGCTTCTGGCGTATCAACTAGCGGTATCGTCTGTGCTGTAGGAGACGTGCTGAGCGTTGTATACACCTCATCTGTAACTGCAGATGAGAATCCACCTAATGCTAACGTCATCAAGTCTGTCATCACTATCTTCCAGGGACAGTGATATGCCGTTGATGCATTCTAAGAGTAAGAAAGCCTTTACTCACAACTTAACTACTGAATATGATGAAGGAAAACCAATGAAACAGAGTTTAGCAATTGCCTACGCACTCAAGCGTAGAGGGAAGAAGGAAGCAGAAGGCGGCGAAGTACGTCATCCTGCTATGCCAACTGATGCCACTCACGATAATGAGCAGTCTGACATGGACCTCATGGACATGCGCGAGATGTCTAAGGTTAAGAAAGCTGACATGCTATCTCGTAGAGAACGTGCTATGCGCATGGCTGAGGGTGGTTTTGTCCGTGAGGAAGAAGCTCAATATGATCCTCGTGAAGAACCAGGACGTAAGACAAACCATAGAGCTATGATGGAAGACGATAGAGATCTAGGACAGCATGGCGCAACTGAAGTAGGACCTGAAGGTGCTACGTCTGACGCTGAAGATATGGATCGCCTAGTGTCTCACGATGTTGAGAACCAGTTTGGTGCTCAAGATGAAGATGAAGATATGGTGGGACGCATCATGAAGCAGCGCACTCAATCCTTTGCTAAGGGTGGAATGGCGCACAAGATGCCTCATCGCTACTCTGAAGGTGGACGCGTCTCTAACCAAGATAGAGAGATCACATCTGATATGCCTAACGAGTTCGATGACTTACACTTAGACGATCACTTAGGTGATGACGGTGTTGTTGATTACACTGGAGCAAACTCTGGTGATGAGATTGGTGATGCTCAAGAAGATGCAGATCGTGAAGACATCATCGCACGCATCATGAAGTCTAGAGCTAAGAAAGATCGTTTGCCCAACCCTCGATAATTACATTGAGAGGAACCAATGAACAACAAAGACCTAAAGAGTCTTCTGAAGATAATGCGCCTCAATGGCGTATTGGTTTATAAGACACAAGAACTAGAGCTACAGCTATCTCCTCTATCTTTACTGGTAGATGAGAAACCAACAAGCACCACCATTGTTCAGGATACAACTGACAATCCTTATGCTAACTTCCCTACAGGAATGCTGTCAGATCAGGAACTAATGTTTTATAGTGCTGGTGGTGATCCTAGTGATAGATTAGAGGACGCAGATGAAGATAAGTAAAGGTAAAGCAGGACCAGAGAAGATAAAGATCAAGACGACACCTCAAGGTAGTCTGTCTGACCGCGGTATGCTGCAGGAATGGTGGAAGAACGACGACGAGCGCAAGCTTGCTGAAGAACTCTGCGGTGTTGCTGCTTACTTGAAGACTCAACAAACTTATAGACTTAGACAACTAGCAACCGATGTTCGTTTATACTCAGGACTATCCATCTACTCCTATGCAGGATCTAACGTGTCTCGCATGGATAAGACCAAGTCCTTACCTGATGATCGTCCTACATTTAACCTTATTCAATCAGCAACTGATACGTTGGTATCTCGTCTATCACAAGCTAAGCCACAACCTAAGTTCCTAACAGATAATGCAGACTACAAGCAACGCCATCTAGCGCAGAGACTAAATCAGTTTGTCCTAGGAGAGTTCTATCAGACCCATGCATATGAGAAGGCCACTAAGATTCTTAGAGACTGCATCGTCATGGGTACAGGAATACTCAAGGTGTACGAAGGCGACAACGGGAAGGTGTGCGTAGACCGTGTACTAGAAACTGACATCTACGTAGATGAGAACGACGCTATCAACGGTGATCCTCAGCAGCTTCTACAGCTTAAACTTGTAGATAGAGATAGACTCACTGCACGCAATATTAAAGCCAAGGCTATCATCGCAGGAACACCTCAGTCGTATCCTGACAACGCGCCAGACTCTACTCGTACTACTGCTGATCAGGTGATGGTCGTAGAAGGATGGAAACTTGCCTCTGGTCCTGATAAGAAAGCTAAGGGATACGTTCCAGGCAGACACACTCTAGCCACAGTGAATGGTGTGATATTCGACGAAGAATACCATAAAACTAAGTTCCCGTTCGTGTTCATGCAGTATTCAGACCCGTTCTTGGGCTTCTTTGGTCAAGGACTAGCCACTCAGCTGTTCGGTACACAGCTAACACTCAACCGTATCCTGTACACCATTGCTAGGGCAATCACCCTTGTCGGTGTTCCTAGAGTATTCATAGAGCAGTCCTCTAAGGTAGTGAAGAGCCATAACGACAACCAGATCGGCACCATCATCACCTACTCAGGAACTAAACCATCCTACGAGGTAGCTCCATGTAATGCTCCTGAGCTCTATGCTGAACGCGACAAGCTCATCCAGTATGGTTTCCAGCAATGCGGTGTATCTGCTATGCAAGCAACCTCGCAGAAGCCTGAAGGACTAAACTCTGGAGCTGCAATACGTTCCTATGATGACATCTCAACAGACCGCTTCGCTGAACTCTCTAAGAAATACGACAATGTGTTCGTTGATCTAGCTTACATGATAGCGGACACCGCTAAGGATATAGCTGAGCGCGATGGTAAGTACGAAACCGTATACCCTAACAAGAACGGAACCAAGGAGATAGACCTTCCAGCTATGAAGTTCTTGAACGACCCATTTGTGATCCAGTGCTTCACCGAGTCTTCACTTCCTCGCACCCCAGCTGGACGCATACAAACTGTTACAGAGCAGGTTCAAGCAGGTATGCTGTCTCTCAAGGAAGGTCGTAGACTTATGCACTTCCCTGATCTAGAGCAGAACGAGATGCTAGACAATGCCTCAGAAGAGCGTATCTATAAGATCTTAGACGATATAGTAGAGAACGGTAAGTACGAGATGCCTGATACGTTCATGGACCTACAGCTTGCTACTCAACTCACTGTACAGTACATCAACTTATACTTAGCTGCCAACCTAGAAGAAGAGAAGGCAGACATGCTTCGTAAGTTCTTCAAGCAGACACAGACACTCGTTCAGGCTTCTATGCCACCTCCAATGCCAGCAGCACCTACACCGCAGGCAAACCCGATGCCTACGCCAACTAGTCCTCTAGTCCCCAATGCTGCTAAAGCAGCTTAAATAATCTTTCAACAGGTAGATGTAGTTATATCTACCTTTCAGTAACATCAGTAGTAACAAGGATTTATATGAAGATCGCACCGATAGCAGCTCCAAGTAACACCCAAGGACAAGCAGTAGACGTAGGGAATGGACAGGGAAACAGTCCAGATGCCTTAGCTCGTGCTAAAGCAGCATTCCAAGGTGTAACACAGACACCCTCTACATCCTATGAGGATCCAGTAGTAACTAAGACACGTGAATCTATACGCTCTCTCAAGATGAACACCAACGCTTCTCCTGATAGGTTTGATGACCAAGGAGCTTTTGCACAAGATAACACCATAACAGACCCTTCTAGAAACACTAACGCGACAACTGAAGTTACTCAGCCGCTTAGTCCTCAGTATGCCGCGCTCGCTAAACAGCGTCGCGCCCTCCAAGTTAAAGAGAGGGAGCTAGCAGAACGAGAGCGTTCGATGTCCTCACAGACACCTAGGACAGGTGCAGATGATGTGATAGCCCGCTTGAAATCTCAGCCTCTGAGCGTGTTGCAAGAACACGGCGTAACGTACGATCAGCTCACTGAAGCTATCCTATCGACCCAGAACTCCAATCCCGAGATGCAAGCTCTAAGAGACGAAATCCGTGCCCTTAAAGAAGGTGTGGATAAGAACTTCACTGAGAGAGATTCCTATGCTGAACAACAAGTGTTGTCAGAGATGCGCAAGGAAGCCATAGAGCTTTCTAAGCAAGGGGATACATTCGAGATGGTGCGAGAAACTCGCAGTCTACCAGACGTGATGAGATTGATAGAGCAGACCTACAGAACTACAGGAGAAGTCTTGGATGTTCAAGAAGCTATGCAGCTAGTAGAAGATGAACTGATGAACGAAAGCCTTAAGATTGCAAACATAAAGAAGGTGCTAGGAAGATTGAACTCTGCTCCTACACAACCTGCAGCTCAGCAGCAACAGACGAATCCTCCTATGAGGACTCTTACCAACAGAGATACAGCGAGTCCACGTGTATCAGCTAAGGCAAGGGCAATCGCAGCGTTCTACGGCAGTAAAGTTAAGTAACAAACATAAAAGGATTTAAATAAAATGGCTATCGCACCTGTTTACGCAAACTCGGCAAACCAGATCGCAGCTCTTAAAGAGCTCTACACTGATGACAAAGACTACATGAAGAACATCGTGTACTCCAAGAACCCTCTCTTAGCTCTTGTTCCTAAGAACGAAAGCCCAGATGGATTCGCTGGTAAGTACATCCCAGTTCCTCTTGAATACGGTAACCCTCAGGGTCGTGCACACGTTTTCGCTAACGCTCAGAACCAACAAACAGCTTCTGATGTTGTAAGCTTCTTCGTTTATGCAGTACAAGACTATCAATTGGTAACAATCACCAACCTGTTGATGGAACAAACCAAGTCTAACGCAGGAGCATTCGTAGATGAAGCTTCCCGTACTCTAGACAACGGCTTCCGCAACATCTCTAACAACATGGCTTTCGAGCTATTCTCTGGCGGTACAGCTTCACGCGGTACTATCAGCGCAGCTGGTGTAACTCTTTCTGGTTCTACTCTATCCTTTGTTCTAACCAATAGCCAGTCTGTTGTTCAGTTCGAAGTAGGAATGACCATCCAAGCTTCGGCAACTGACGGTGGAGCTGCTCTGCAGAACACTCCAGGGACCATCGATGCTATCCAGATCACATCTGTAAACCGCGGTACAGGAGCTATCTCTGGTACTGTTGTTCAAGGTGCACCTGGTTCTAGCTGGGGTGCAGGGGACTTCTTGCAGGTATTGGGCGACATCGGTATCGGTGGAAGCTCCACGATCGCAGGCATGTTGGGTCTATCTGGCTTAGCAGCTTGGGTACCTAACGTTGATCCTCCTTCGAACGACAACTTCTGGGGTGTTAACCGCTCTGCTGACCCAACTCGTTTGGGCGGTCTGCGCTACAACGCAGGTAGTCAGTCTATCTCTGAAGGTATCACCAACGCTTTAGCTCTTGCTAACCGCGAAGGCGCAGCTCCAGACCTTATCGTTCTAGACTTCGTTTCCTATGCAACTCTTATCAATGAACTAGGAGCTAAGGTTCAATATGTTCAACTTGAGCATGATGAAGTTGAAGTAGCATTTGAAGCAATCCATTTCCACTCGGCTTACGGCAAGATCCCAGTGTTGGCTGACCGTTCGTGCCCTGCACAAACTGCCTATGCACTCACTATGGATACATGGAAACTGCGTACACTTGGTAAAGCTCCTCATATCCTAACCTACGGCATGGAAGGTTTGGAAGGCTTACGCGTCGGCAACGCGGACGCTTTGGAAATAAGAATTGCTTACTACGGGAACCTGATCTGTTCAGCTCCAGGTTACAATATGGTAATCGCTTTAAGCGCTTAAGCATAGATATATAGATAGAAGATCGTTAAAGGGTATCGCAAGATACCCTTTTTTATTTAATATATGGGAACGCCAATGGTAATGCTAATGGGAATGCGTGGTACAATGATCTTAGATAACATACAGGAGGAAACATGATTATCTACAAGATCACCGACAAGACTAACGGTAAGATATACATCGGACAAACCACAAAAACTATTTCTAAAAGATGGACTCAACATAAGCATAAAGGATTAAAATCTGGTGGGCATAAGAATCCACTCTATGCTGCCATGATGGCACACGGACTTGACAATTTCTCTATAGAAGAGATCGACAGTGCTTCCTCGATAGAAGAACTGAACAGGAAAGAGCAAGAGCATATCAGGACATCAAACTCTCAGCATCCTAATGGATACAACCTAGCATCTGGTGGATTTTCTTCTTCTGGTACATCTGCTTGGAATAAGGGGCTTAAGACTTCTGATAAAACTAAGGAAAAGCTATCTAAGGCTCATATGGGGCAAATTCCAGGTAATAGAAAACAGGTATTGTGTTTAAATAATAATGTTGTGTATCTGTCTCTTCATCATGCTGCAAAAGATCTGAATCTATTAATTCCTAAAATAAGTCAGGTTGCTAATGGTCAACGCAAACATACACAAGGTTTTCGATTTACCTATTCTCTTCCCCAACAACCACCTGTTCCTGCTGGTTGGCACAAACCCACCGTTTACCTATTAGCTGGTCAATCTGGAGTAGGGAAGACGTGGGTATCTTCACAGCTTAAGGATAGGTTTGTTACGCTCAGCAACGACATGGACGGACCTGAAGAAGCCGTGAAGATGATGGTGGCAGATACCAGCAAGACGTACATCTACGAGACTCCCGTGTATGTATCTACTTTTATTAATAAAAATCAGCATCTATTTGATATTAAGCTCGTCGTCATACTAGAGGATGAAGAGACGGTGAAAGCTAGACTATTGGCCAGAAGCGGCAGTGCATTGTCTGCTATCTCTCGTCGGCATGCAAGGTTCAAGAGCATGGCAGATAGGTACGGTGCCGTGTTCACAGGTACTTCCCAAGAATGCTTAGAATTCCTTAAGATAGTTTAAACTACACACACACACACACACCTGTTTAAAATCCATCACTTAAACCATTCTAGCTTACTACACCATTACTTACCTATCTGAAGGCACGTTAGGACTATTTCCTGGTGTCATACTGATGTATAGGTGGTCTGGAGCCATACATAGAGAAATCTCCAGTCAATTAAAGGAACAGCTTTATGTCTCAATCTCGCGGCTTCGGCCTCAACGGTAAATCTCTGTATACGAACATTACTAAACCCATGGAAGTATGGTGCAACTTCATCGTTGACTCTGCCAACGGTAATGGTTTAGGAACTAGATCATTAAAATCAAATGGTTATATTGAAAGTGTGTTCATGTACACGTCAGCTACTCCTGGTGTAGTGAGCGGCCAGACAAACCCAATCACTGTGGCTGGCGGGTACGCGCTCATCACCTTCAAGAACAACTTCAACTACTACCTCGGTGGTTTCAATGGACAGATCGTTCCTCTAACCTCTACCTCTACGACCTCAACAACTGCTGGTCATGCCTATGTTATCACTTCCTTAGGAACTACGACTCTAGCTCAATTTACTGCTGCAGGCGTCCCCGCTGGCTTCACCCCAGCTGTAGGACTTAGCTTTATCGCTAAAGCCACTGGAGCTATCGGTGGTACAGGAACTGTAGGTTTGCCGGGAGTTCCAGTTGCTACATCAGTAACTGTAGTAGGCGATCCTAACACTACTATCTCTAACGCTAGTGTAGCTGCAAATGCTGGTGCTAAGATCTTAGTTCAGTTCTCTGCACCTACAAGCTCAAGCACCACTACTCTTGTATCCACTGCTCCTGCAGACGGTACGGTGGTGAGCATGCAGTTCTGCTTTGACGGTAGCACGGTATCTATCCCTGATGCACCTGGAAGTACAGGTCTGTAAGAGAGATATAAACGCTCTTTAAATATATGAGTAGAGCGTGAAACACTTGCTCTACTCATATTCTTTATAGGAACAAAGAATCGATGGCAACAGTACCCTATCAACCGCAAAATCTTAACACATCTCAAGCAGATGGCAACATTCTATTGACATGGAATGCATCTTTGGGTGCCACATCTTATCAGATCCAGCGCTCTACAGATGGTGTGAACTTCACAAACCTCGCAACAGTGACATTAACACCCCAGTATATAGACACGCTCCCAGGTGTAGGACAGATGTTCTATTATCAGGTTGCAGGTGTAAACGGCAGTGGAACTAGCCCGTACTCTTCTATTGCGCAGATGGTTGCAGCACCACCTTCAGAGATGAGCTTGTATGAGCTTAGACTTAGAGCACAGCAGACCGCAGACAGAGTGAACAGTCAGTTCGTTGTTACGACTGAGTGGAACTCTTTTCTAAATCTAGCTATGTATGAACTCTACGATCTTCTTATCACATCCTATGAAGACTACTTTGCTTCATCCTACGTGTTCATCAACACAAACGGAACCATCCAGAACTATCCGGTTCCAGACGGTGTTACCAACTACCTTGGTGGAACATTTCCCAACAGTGCAGGAGCACCAGCTCCAGCATTCTACAAGCTTGCAGGTATGGATCTAGGTATCAACACCTCTAACAATGCGTGGGTTACACTGCTCAAGTACGACTTCATCGAACGCAACAAGTACGTGTACCCCAACAGTACATCCACCATCTACGGCGTTTTTAACATGAGATACAGAATCATGGGGAATAATCTAAACATCATTCCTACTCCTGCTGGTAACCAACAGATCAGAGTATGGTATAGTCCTAGACTTAAGCAGCTTCTATCTGATACAGATGTTACAACCATAGGATACTCAGGTTGGCTGCGATATGTTATCGCGCGAGCAGCTAAGTATGCCCTAGATAAGGAAGAAGGAACAGACACCTCTAAGCTATCTGAAGAGATTGCCTACCTAAAACTTAGAATTGAACAAGCAGCATCTAATAGAGATACCGGTGTACCTGACACCATCTCTGAAACTAGACAAGATAGTGCTTACAGTGGAAGTTGGGGCAACAACGGCGGTGGAAGCAGCGGTGGTTGGTGATGAATCAACTAAACCCTAAACTTGACTGGACACTAGCAAATCCACGTTGGGCTAGCACCCTAAACCCTCTGCTCGCTAATCCCATAGTTGGTGGCACCATATTACACAATATAGTGCTTAAGACAGGTGCTAACGTGATAAACCATACACTAGGACAAAAGCTGCAAGGATACATGGTTGTGTTGAACAGTGCAGCTGTTACATTCTACGATAGCCAAGCAACTAACCAGAGACCAGATCTAACATTAATACTCAATGCGTCAGGACCCACGACAGTGAGCCTGTACGTATTCTAAAAGGAAAGTATACACGAACGTATGAGCAACATAAACATCTCACCTAACATGAATCTTCCTGTTCCAGTAGTGGGACAAGAACCTGGACCTGATTGGGCCAACGACATCAACGCATGCCTGGCTGCCATAGACCAGCACACCCATGCTGTCGGTCAAGGCATTCAAGTTACTCCTGCTGGGTTAAACATCAATGCTGATCTAGCTTTTAACTCACAGAATGCAACACTGATCAGAAGCACCAGATTTGCACCTCAAGTATCTCCCTTAGCGTTAGCTTCTGATGTTGGATGTTTGTATGTATCTGGTGCTGACTTATATTATAATGATGTAGCTGGTAATCAGATCAGAATAACACAAAGTGGCAGTGTAACAGGAGCTACTGGTACAATAACTGGATTACCAAGTAGTCCTCCAGGAGCAGGTGCTTCTTATTCTGCTGGTACTTTTACTTTTATAAGTGCAGCTGCTACTTTAGCTACTCTATCGGTAGGACCTATCTCCATTGGTAGTACGACAGCCAGTACTAAACAGGTAACAGTAAGTGCTGGTCCCACTCAAGCAGCCAACTATAGCTTGGTTCTTCCACTGTCCCAAGGCAGTGTCGGCAGTGTTCCTGTCAATGATGGAAGCGGTAACCTATCATTTCAACCTGTTACACCGGCAAGCGCAACAAGTGTTCTGACAAACAACGGTTCAGGAACTATTAGTTGGCAGAACGCACTTGTTGGAGCTGTTCCTGTTGGATCTGTGATCGCTACGTTTCCAAACCTTACAGGTGCCTATTCAACAACAGCAACCACTGTTGCTGATGCGTATGGTTTTGTTCTATGCCAGGGGCAAACAATTGCAGATTCCACAAGTCCGATGAATGGACAGGTAATTCCAAACTTAAACAGTGCAGTTTTCATTCAAGGAAATGGAACGTCAGGGACAACTGGTGGTGCAAGCTCAGTAACTCTATCTCCAGGAAACATCAACCATACGCACCAGATGGGTCACGTACATGCAACGCAGTATGTTGACCAAAGCACCCCTAACCATCAAGCAGCATATGTACTAACAACACAGCAAACCAACAAAACATCTGTTTCGACATCAGATTCCCTCTATTCAGTGTCTGAGTTTGTCACTACTAGCGGTACAGATATTTCCTTGAATGCAAGATTAAGTGGCAGCAGTACAGACCTGTATACGTCTGGGGTTGTTGCTGGAGCAGGTGGTGGTGCTGGAGACTCTGCTGAAACAAACGACATTGACGGTGCGCTTATCACTCCTGCGTCGTTTAGCATCATTCCTCCATTTATCTCTGCGGTATATTTAATGAGAATCAAATGACTTTAATAAAACAAGGTATA